GAATCGGTGTATACGTTTATGCTGAAATATAGAATTAGATCAGTTACCGAAGACTGCTTAATAAAAAATTATTACCGGTGGAGACAATCGATTAGAAAGCGGGAGAAGCGCGGGTATTACAGAAAAAAATAGAGAAAATGTTGTGAGTTTAGCGGAATAGTTGTCCGTTTTGGGTGATAAAAACGGATGAAAATGGATGAAAAAGGGCGTAAAATGGATTAGTATTTAAAAATCAAATAGTTACAAAATGGATAATATAGGAGGAATTACCGAAGCTAGTTATTGCTTTGCTACCGATGTACAATCGTGCGCGGTATTGATGAATGGAATTTTAATTTCATTGACAAATAGAAAAAACTGGAAAGATTTTGAGGCTAGTTCCGGAAAAATAGATATAACAGTTACTCCAACTGATGCAAATGGGGTAACACTCTACACGGTGGCTGGAACTATATGGATTCCCAAAATTCGCGAATTAACTTTTTGTGAGCAAATTCAGTTTAAATCACGACGTATTTTAATTAAATACATCACTGCGAATGGTGATATTCTTGTGGTCGGAGATAAAGAGAATTCAATTAAGGTTTTGGTCGAAAATGTGACTCCTACAACTGCATCGGGCTATTGCGGTCAGAAAATCACCTTATCCGGCACAATGAAACATTCTGAGTTACCGCTTTTATAGTCCTTTTAATAGCATTAATAAGGCAGTACTATTGCAATTCAATTTGCAATAGTACTGCCTTTTTTATTCAAAATAACTGCCTATGCTCGCTTTACATAATATCTTGAATGGTATCTGGTCGATGGATCGGGACTATGTTGCCAATTATCTTCCGGTGATTACTGCTTATTTGAAAGGTGAGCGTACTCCAGAATTAGTAAAAAGCTCAAGTAATAGCGATCAGAAAGAATTTTCTGAACGCAATGGAATTTCTACCATGGTTCTGAAGAATGGTGTTTTCCAGGTTTCGGATTACGGAAGTTGGTCAGCTCCTGAGGACGCTCCAAAAGATTCAATCGCTATTATCAATGTAAATGGAGCGATTACCAAGTACGATCAGCAATGCGGACCATCCGGTATGGCAACGAAATCAGAGTTAGCCATTCGTTGTGCCAACAATAAAAATATTATTGGTGTCGGGTTCAAAATTGATTCTGGTGGTGGTGAAACCCGCGCCATGCGATTAATGAGCGATACAATTAATGAAATAAACGGTAGAGTTCCTACCGGTGCTTTCATTGATGACGCTGCTTACTCAGCAGCTGCCGGTATTGCAACTGCTTGCAACTTCCGTATGGCCAATAATAATGATGCCGGATTCGGAAGCTTCGGCACTTATGCCACTATTGTTGACTACTCAAAATACTACGAGGCTTTAGGGATCAATATCCTTGAAATCTACGCTGATGCTTCCACCGACAAAAATCAACCATTCATTCAGGCTCTCAAGGGTAACGACAAATTACTCAAGGAACTCATCAACCAGGTGAATGAATCATTCCTATCAATGGTTGAAACAAACCTTGGCGATCAGCTGAAGGCAGATCGTAAAGACTGGGCAACCGGTAAAACATTTTTCGCGCCTCAAGCTATGGATATGGGGATGATCAATGCAATAGGGACATTCGATGAATTTATTAATTCTTTTTATTTATAAATAATATGTGGTTATCAAAAGATGAATTTGAAAAACTGACAGGAAAATCAACGAAGCATGATGCTCTTGTTGCTTCGATCCTAAAAGTGAACGAAGGAATGAAAGCCGATGACGTTACTCCTGAATTTATTGAGGAGGCTCTTACGGCTAGTGACAATGTAAAGGTTGACGAAACGTTGTCGGCCAAAGTAAAGGATCTGGAGTCTAAAGTTGAAACGCTGAATGGTACGGTTACAACTGTGACCAAAGAACGTGACGACTTGAAATCAGAAAACGCTGAGTTACGCCAGCTTCCAGGAGCTGAATCGGTAAGTACTGAAAAGCCAAAAGCTGAAGCTTCGGCTGTACAAGGTAATGAACTCGTTTCTTTTTTAGAAAGCAATAAAGGAGATACTGCTGCTATCGCAGAAAAAATAGTAGCTGAGGGGCTTGACAAATTTGTAAAATTGAAATAAAATGGCACTAAAAAAACCTATTGTAAATGTAGATGGTATTAGCCAGGCTGCTAAAACCTATGATCCGCAATTAAGAGCTTTACCCTATGTGAAGTTGAATGACGTGGCAGGCATACTTCGTCTAAATATTCAGGAAGTTGAAAATGAAGATGTAGTTACTACACTTCAACGTAAAGCTGGGGCAACTGGTCCGTACAAACCCGGAATGCTTATCGATTATCAGGAAGAAATGATGAAATTTTTTGAAGCAACTCTTAAACCTGTTTTGACTGTTGCAAAATCGAAAGATAACATCTCGCTTTACACTGACAAAAAAATTCTCACCCTAGCCGGTAAAGCGGTTGATAATAAAACGAAGAATCATCCGCTTGAAATGCTTATTGTGAATAATAGTATCATTTCACATGCTGAAGATGTTGTTTATTCATTGTTTTTTGCTGAACGTGATGAAAGCGTATTCTCTCCAATGACTGCTTTTGATGGATTTTTCACAAAATTGGATGTATTCACAACTGCGGGTCTTATTTCAACTGGAAATAAAAACTTGAAAATTTCTGGAGCTTTTGCGGATCCAACTACAGAGACTGACTATTCAGCTTATGATAGTCTGGTTGACTGGTTAGGTGATGCACATTCTTCACTTCGTACTTCTCAAGGTGGTGCTCCATTGTTGACTTGTGCACAAACTGTAATTAAAGCAGCTCGTGCAGCTTTGCGTTTGAGATTAAAAATGACTGAATATCCTACAGTTGCCCGTTTACTTGAATGCTTGCGTGAAGATGCATTCATTCCTGGACTAGAGTTCAATACTCACGAAGCTGTTGGTAAGGGTTCAAAATTGATGTTGCATAAACCTGGTTTATTTGACATTGGGTTTAATACTCAAGTTGCTGCCCAATTCTGTCAGGTAAGAGCAATATTTGAAGATCCGAATGACATGCAATTTTGGATTCAAGCTGCTTACGATACTCGTATTCAGGATATTAACCCTAAGGTATTCTATACCAACGAACAGACGAATACAGCCATGAATTTGGCCGGAGACTATTAATAAGTAATCAAATCAATCCTGCTGACTGATCGGCAGGATTGATTTATTGTCAAACAAATTAATTCATATAAAAATATGGCTGAAAATTTTGATCCTATTGTTGGCTTAGAAGGAGCTGACAATATGGGGGGATTTAAATCCCGAATTGCATTCATTCCGGCTCGCTGGCTAAGCGAAGTTCCTGAGCTTGCAGCAACTATTACTGCTGATGCTGATTATGCTACTGCAACGGGTGCCTTTACTTATAAAGCTGCTCTTACAGGAGCTAAACCGATTGGTATTGAATGTACCGATGGTACAGTGAAATATACTGCAAAAGCACAGGGCGAAAATGAGGGCCAAAGCTTTGCTATCGATGGTGAGTTCTTCCGTGCCGGCAGCAAAAAAGAATATGCTGCAGCAGCTCGAAAATTAAATAATACTCCAGGATATCTTATCATACCTGATACGGATGGTAATCAATTAATTATTGGCCAACCCGGATTATTGTGTAATCTTAAATTTGAGTATGATGGTGGACAAAAACGTGCTGACAGACGTGGATTGAAAGTCACTTACTCAGCTGACTCTAAAGCTCCTTACGTTTATCTTGCTACACCTATCGACATTGATGCATTGTTCGATTAAGACTGAAGTATATGCTGAAAATTATTGAATCATGGCTAGCTAATCCATCCGGTAGATACCAGGATGGATTAGCCATATTCTCGCAGTTAGCACCCGAGGATATCAAGAAGAAATACCTTGCGTTTTTTCAGGAAATTGAAAAGGAAAAAGACCAGTTTGATTCGCATTTCACTATGCTGATTAATAAGGTAGCTGCTATCGCTCATAAGATTAAGGTTAATCCCAAAGCTTTTGAGAATTTTGAATTGATTTTGAAATCTACCGATTTGGATCCAGCTACACTGGCTACTATTGAAGAAAAAAATCAGAAGATTTTAGCACTCAAGGAAAAACTTATAACGTTGAAATCAGAAAATCAGGAATTGATTTCCGAAAATGAAGATTTGAATGAAAATGTGGAAGACCTGGAAGCAGATTTGAACGAAGCTGAAGATACTATTGAAGCGTATGAGAGTCAGATTACTAATTTGGAAACTGAAATTGAAGCGCTCAAAGCCAAACGTGGTATTCAGATCGTTGCCCTGAAGGATATGCCGGAAGATCTTCAAAAGAAATTTGAGCGTAATCAACTGATCACTCCATTAATGGCAACTATTCATACGCAAATGGCTGTTGAGGGGCTTCATCATAAGACTCGTGAGAATTTGGTAAAACAACTGCTTGAGTTAGATGACGAACGTCGTCAGAACTGGGAAGATATCGATGCCTGGAGTGAAGGTCGCCAGACTGAAGATTTCACGATTGAAGTTCCTGCTTATGATGATGATCCAACCATTGCCGGCGCTCAAATGGCACGTCGGGTTATCAGACTTCAGGAAAACATTGCTCGTTCAAAGGATGTGGCAGAAAATTCAGACAAGGAAACTATTAAAGCCAATGCTTTGAAACGCATTGAAGCTTATGAGATTGAACTTGCTGAACTCAAGGCAAAATTGGAGCCTGCTCCTGCTACCGATGTTGATAGCTCAAAGGGTGGTGATGATAAGTAGTGAGTTTGATCGATTGTTCCGCGGGCATGAACGCCCTGGAACAATCGAACCTTTGATTCATAAAGGAGAATGGGCAATACACGACGTATTGCCTTTTCTTTTACAAAGAACTGGTCCTGCAAGTGTCAAGATAGCCACATTTAGCGTATCTGAAGACAGCCTGAGGCCATTGTTCTTCCAGGTTGATTCAGGTATGATCACAAAGCTTACTTTGTTGCTGGATGCTACTGTAAAGAGGCACAAACTTGATATGTTGCTTTTCGCAATGAATATCACTCCTGATATCAGGATTGACAGCAATCATGCTAAAATACTTTTGTTACAAAATGAAACCAACGCTTTTGGTATAGTTGGATCTGCAAATCTGAATCAACCAAGGAGAATTGAAGCCGGATTTTATTTTACTGCAGGAAAATACTTCGATTTTTTCAATGAACAATTTGATAAATACTACAGCGAAGCAATGCCCTATGAACTTGACTGATGAAGAATTGATACGGGTTGAAGAGATGGCAGCTGCGCTATTGCCGGCTGAAGAAATAGCCATACTTCTTGGTTTGCCTGCCGAGAAAAGATCGCTATTGATAGAAGTTGTCAAAAACCATATAAACTCACCGGTTTATATGGCCTTTCACCGTGGAAGGCTTACCACTAAACTTGAGCTAAGAAAGACAGTTATCAAACTGGCCAAACATGGTAGTCCAGCAGCTGAACCCATTGCCGATAAATATCTAACCGAACAAATGATATAAACTATGGCTACAAAAGAACTTACCGTATATGAGAAAGTAGAAAGGTGCTT